TCCCAGTTCGCCTTACCAATGTTGGTATCAATCAGAAATTGCTTATGATCGCCACGGACAACACCAGGCATTCGAGATAAGCGAGATGGATTCTTATTCTGACCATCAACTTGTAAGCCATTCTTATTACAGATTTTATAGAGATACTCGACTCTTTTTCTATATTCTTGATAATCGTTGGCATCTACTTTGACAATTGCGTGAACCGATTTACTGCCAGAATAGACAAGCGCTGCAATTGGTAATTCTAGCTCACGCATGACTGCGTTTTGCTTTTCTATAGACAAGTTATCAGATTCTACTAGAGCATACTTGAATTCTTTAACGTTATCATTTTTGACGCCTTTGCCGTCTAACGGATTGAAACGAATCCATGCCCCTGCCTCTTGGTTATAATCACCTACAACCCAACCAATATCTTTGCTTTCCGAGTACTTATCAAGCTCATTAAGAAGTTGTTCAGCTGTTTTTGAGTAGATGCCTGAACCGCTAACAGAAAATTTACCATCTTCTTTTTGCCACGAATCAACAACATAACTGACATAATCATCGTTTGCAAAAAGCGTTTTGATGTATGTTTTAAGCTGCGTAACAGGATTCCAATTGTTATCAGGTTCATGTATTTCTTTACCTTCAACCCACGATTTATCAACAATTTTATAATTCCCTGTACTTTCATAGCTTATTTCATCATCCCAGCCGAATGTTTGCATACCATCTCCATCATATTGACGAGGTGTCCACCCATTTTCCTTTGCTTTCATAGTAATGAATGCACCAGTGACTGGTGTATCCTTACTATGACCAAGTGACTGCCATTTACTTTCCATTTCTCGTGGATTGTATCTACTATCTTGTTGTGACCATGTGTCCCACACGTCGAATCCATAGCCTTCCTGTTTCAAGGCCATGCCCACCGACACCCAATCAAGATAATCTAACTGTGTCGGTGGTATATATTCGAGTAGTGGGACTAGGTCAAATTTATCTTCCAATGATATTTACCTACTTTCTTTGGTATAATTAAGTTAAAAAAATTTATATATAAGGAGTTTTGATTTGAAAAAAACAATTACCGTTAATTATAGGGATGCGTCCAATAATGCAGAAGTTAATTTACCAAATTCATGTCCACATTGCGGTACGACAATGAATCCCGATTTTATTTTCTCTACATCAATGGATAACAGATATGACAATATTCGAACTATTGGCATATTTTTACAATGTACCGATTCAAGCTGTCTAAATTACTTTACAGAAAGATACAGGTATTCTTCTGAATTTAAATATTTCCGTCACATTGAAAATTCATACAGACCACCTATTAAAGTTGAGTTACCTGATAATATTGAAAAAGTATCATCAACATTTGTTGAAATATACTCTCAAGCTACTAAAGCTGAGTCTGAAGGTTTAAATCAAATTGCAGGAGTTGGCTATAGAAAATCTCTTGAATTCTTAATCAAAGATTATGCAATTAGAAATAGTCCAGATAAAGAAGAAGTCATAAAAAAGAACTTTTTAGGTAACGTAATAACAGATTACCTAACTGATTTCCCTAAATTACAAAATCTTGCACAAGCCGCAACCTGGATTGGTAATGATGAGACTCATTATGTAAGACGACATGACGATAAAGATATACGTGATATGAAACAATTTATAAAGTCTGCTTCTCAATTTATTGCAGCTGACTATGATGCTGACTTAGCAGAAGAATTTATTTCTGAATCTTCGTCTTAAGAAACTCTATTAACTTTTCATTTGTTTCAATTGCTGTTTTTAAACTCTGAGAATTCATATCTAGCAAAGCCTCTAAAAATACAACTTTTTCTTTAAGTGCTTTAATTTCTTGATCCATTTTAATCACCTTTATATTCTGCGGGATTTATATCGGCAGGAATCCGCCAGCCATTCCCAGCAATCCTGTCAATTAACTTTCTAGCACTATCAAAATTCCAAGTGCCCACATGCTGGAAACCACGACTTTCTAAAAATCGAATCTGCTTAGGGGTCGTGAGTCCTGACATTTTACGCTTGTTTAACTTATCAAGTAAGATTGTAGCTTTACCAGCGTTTTCAATCTCTTCAGGAAAGATGCCGAATTTTTCAAGCGCCGCTACTTGTTTATCAGAAGGTGGTGCCATCTCCCATCCAAATGAAGGTGCATAGTTCATCAGGTCCTCGGATTGGATAGACATCTCGAATTGCAATGGATCCACTAGCTTGCGCTTACGCTTCTTCATCTCAGCCAATTTCTCAGCAAGTGAATTCTCACGATCCTGAACGACTTCACTCTCTGCAACTTCTGCAATTTCTTCTAAATCAAATAACGCTGGCTGTTCTTCTTCGTCAAGTTCTGCCATTTTTTCGGTCATCTTAGCAGCTATCTCTTCATCTTTAGCAATCAGATTGGCTGGATGGACTAGCTCGTGACGTTCTATATGCCAAAGGAAGTCAAGGATAAGACAATCCTCTTTTCCTTTAGCAAGTCGTAATCCTCGTCCAATACACTGCACGTAGAGCGGTCGTGATTTAGTAGGTCGTAGCATTATCACACAGTCTACTTCTGGCGAATCCCAACCCTCGGTTAGGAGCATTGAGTTACATAGTACGTTGTACTTTCCTGCATCAAAGTCTGCTAATATTTCAGCACGATCTTTTGACTCTCCGTTGACCTCAGCTGCTTTAAAACCTTTTTCGTTCAGAATATCACGGAATTTCTTAGACGTTGCGACTAGTGGTAAGAAAATGACAGTCTTACGATTACTACAATACTTAACCATTTCGTCAGCTATCTGATAAAGATACGGATCAAGTGCGCTACTGACATCACTTGCCTTAAAATCTCCTGCTGACATCGAGACGCCTGATAAGTCAATTTTCAAAGGGATTGTCAATGCCTTCATTGGTGATAAGTAACCGTTTTTGATTGCATCAGGTAGAGAATACTCATAGGCCAATGAGTCAAAATACTGCCCTAGATTTTTCTTATCTGTCCTATCTGCGGTAGCTGTAACACCTAAGACTTTAGCGCTACTAAAGTAGTCAAGTACTGATTGATAGCTACTGGCCATGATGTGATGGGCCTCATCAACTATGATTGTGTCGTAGTGATCAGGTTTAAAACGCTTCAAACGTTTCTCACGCATGAGAGTCTGCACGCTCCCGACTGTGACACGGAAAAAGGAATTTTCTGCGGTATCGTCTGCTTTCTCTACTGCCGTTTTCAATCCTGTTACCTTGAAAAGTTTGTCTGCTGCTTGATCAAGCAATTCGCCACGATGTGCCATAATTAGCACACGTTCGCCTTTGCTAACAAGTGTCTTGGTTAGATCTGAAAATGTAACGGTCTTACCTAGGCCAGTTGGCAACACGAGTAGCGTTTTTCGATTACCATTTTCCCATTCTTCCTGAATGTGTTCATTTGCCTCAATCTGATAAGGACGTAGCTCCATCTTCTACCTCCTCTAGTTCTAAAGACATTTGTGGATCAGCTTCTTTTTCTAATTCATAAGCCTTTGCTTCAGCAGCATTATAGTCTTCATCAAAATCAAACTTGACTGTGACCATGTAATCTTTTTCTTTGTATGAAAAATCCTGACCAATACTTACAAGCCATTTTGAAAATTCCTTGACAGCTTCAGATGATTGAAACTTAAATTTTCCAGTAAGATTTTTTTCAGCTAACATTCTTACCCTCCGAAGTTATAGCCACCAGTTGGCGGTGTTTGTGGTTGTTGAGGAGTTGCACCAGGGAAAGGCGTAACTGGTGGTTGTTTATTTGCCTGCGGTGGGGTTGGTGGCACTGGTTGTTGATAATTTTGTTGAGGTGCTTGATATGCTGGGGACGCTGCTTGTTGTGTAGGTTCGTTGAAAGTCTTCACACGATTGTTCTTGCCAGGATTACCATCCCTATCTGTATAGTTGTTAATTTCAAGCTCAGCTATTCCTTTGGCACCCAATACTGCTTGCCAATTTGGACGGAGTGGTTCCCCTTTTTTCTTTTGACCAATTGAAATAAAGAACTGAGAGATTCTCCATTCTCCCTTGCCATACAGATACAAGTTTTCCTTAACTGTTGACTTTTCACCTGTAGAAGCATTAATGAATTCCAATGATAAAATAGCCATATTAGTTCCCGTAGGTACTTTTGCTTGATAATTAGGTTTTGGCTGATAAGTACTGCGTTCAAAATTCACAACTGTGAAAGGATAATTACCTGCATCAAACAATGCAAAAGGTGTTCCCTCATTTGAAATTTCATCATCCCAACCAAATGTTTGCATATCTTCCATTTTTCTATTCTCCTTTTTCTAAAAGCCTCTTTTGGCTGTAATTTGGGCAAAGATGTTCGCCCATTGTGCAACAAGTCCACCTTGTACTAAATCAGATGGATAATCTTTGACTGATACCTCTGCAGGCATAAACCCTTTTTCAACGACAACTGCCTTGACTTCATCTTCTGTCACGCCATTTGCGGTCATAAGTTGCGCAAGTTGTGGATCAATACCTGGATCAATCACAATTGGATCACGTCCAAAGTTCGGTGCAGGTTGTTCAGGTTGTGCAGCTGCTACAGGTTGTGTAGTGTTAGCTTGATTTATCGGTATTAATTCTGTTTGCTCTGGTTCAATCGGTGGTTGAACTGGTTGAACTGTCGGTGATGTATTGAAAATATGTGCAATAGATGCATAGTCAAATGGTAACTTGTCCGCCAGTCCATGACGATTTTTAGCATCCCACCCTGGATAATGTGTCGCATACATAACCCTATGACCACCAGTTGCCTTTTTGGATTTGGTTTTTTCGTCAGTCAGAACTGTCATTTCATAGTTAGCGAATAGCACCATGTCAGCCCATTCCTTAACGATAGCCCCAGTTTTATCTTCCATCTTGAGTTGATACCGATCAAATGCTCCCATCTGATCAGGCTCTTCTTTCTTTTTTAGTTTTGCATGGGCAGTAAGCACTACATTAATGCCAAGCTCTACTAAGTCAGATAATTTGTTGATAAGTAATCCAAACTCTTTTTCTAAGGCGACGTATTTAGCACCGTAATCATTATTACTATCAGTCCATTTACCAAGAACTGCTAAGTGCTCTTTACAAATTCGTTCAGCCCAGTCTGCACTATCAATAATAAGTGTGCTACAAATTCTACTTTGCTTAACGTAGTTCACTTCATCTAATAACATTTGCCAGCTATTCGGATTATCAAGACGTTGGACGTTCATGTTTGATGTAGACCCTTCCGTGTCGATAAAGACAGGGTTAGGGAACTGTGATGCAAACGTTGACTTACCAATCCCCTCCACACCATACAGCACAACTTTTTGAGCGGTAGCTGTTGGACCGCTTGTGATATTAAAACTCATTTAATTTCTCCTTTAAAATTGATACTTAGGTGCTTCTACTGCTACTTGAGGCACTTCTTCACTATAGCCATCTGTGATAATAATAGAACACTCATCACCAGTAGAGACACGAGTGGCGATAATCTGTAGCTGTTCAGTCTCAGCCCATTGGCCAAACTCCGTCAATGTTTCAAGGTCGAATTGTTCTAACTTATCCACAAGAATGAAACCACATTCAGGGTTAAGCTTACGGACAATAGCCGTTGATACCTTCAACTGTTCAGCGCCTGACATATTGTCCCACTTCTGGCCGTTGTAAAGAAGTTCACCTTCAGCAACTGATAGCCCAGGCAATGGTAAGTCAGCATTATCAAGCAGCTTAGTTTTTTCAAGCCTGATACCCTCAATCTCAGATGTCAGTCCATCATACTGGTCTTTGTAATTTTGAGCATCTTCATTAGCTTTATCCTTATCAAGGTTGGCTCTAACTTTCAAATTAATCTGTTCAACTTGCGCAATATTTTGCTCAAGCTGAACAGTTGATTCATCATGTAGATCAAGCGTAGACTTTTCAGCTATCTCAAGCTTAGCTTCAATGTCAGCACGTTCAGCGATTAGTCTATCAATCTCACTATCAAGATTATCTTTTAACTGCGCTAACTGGTCACGTTGTGATCTCAGACGAGCATTTTCACCATTCTTGGCCAAGATTGACTGCTGTTGTGTGATAAGCTCAGACACACTCACAAGGTCTTTAGGTGCATCAGGATAATAGACCTGTTCGGCAGCAAACTTTTTCTTTTGATCAGCGATTTGACCAATCGCAGTTCGCTGGTTGTATTTTTCATTTTCCTGTTGTTCAAGTGAGGCCAACTGTTCACCGACTCCGATGATTTGAAGTAAAGTCTTAGCCTTTTCTGAGTTATTAGCTTCAATGAATTTAGGCAAGTTTATTGAAAACTCTTCAACGAAGCTATTCAAAAGCTGTTGACCTGCTTTGTTCCCGCTTGGGTCAATTACCTTCAGATCACTATTCTTGCCGTCACGACGTATCTCTAGGCCATTGTCAAGGACAATATGCAGATTAGGTGGCAATACGCTGCCCTCACGGTGCGCTTGGCTAGGTTTATATTTGTTTCCACCTAATGCCCAAGCAATTGAGTCCAAGATTGATGTCTTGCCTTGACCATTGCGACCTCCGATTATCGTCAAGCCGTTAGCTGTCGGTTCGAGTTTGACAGCTTTTACACGCTTGACATTTTCTATTTCTAGTTTGTTAATTTTTACCATGTTTTTTCTCCCAATCATCTTTAAATTTGTCACTTTCAATTAGCGCTACAATGTTTTGCCATAATTCATCAACTGTTAGAGATTTTTGAATGAATTCATCAGCTTGATAGTCAAGCATGCCAAAATCAAGCTGTATCTGTTTTGAAAGCGAAAAGCTGTCACAAGGATTATTGTTACGACTAACAGCTTTGAGTAATAGTTCCTTACTCCACTGTCCGCTCCAGTACTTAGCGGTGTATATCATCTCTCAATACCCCCAAACCTGTGTAGCGGTCTCAAACATCTCGTACCGTGCCAATTTAGCTTTAAGTTGTGCATTTTCAGCTTCAAGTTGACCACAGTACAAGTCTAAATCTCTGAAAGCTAGTCGCATTTGCTTAGCCTCAACTTGTAGCCGTTTGATCTCACGGCTCTGACCTTCGTTGTTTGCCAACAACAAAGCGTGTTGGCTTACTTCAAATTGTGTCATTTGATCCCTTTCTAGTAATCAACCCAGAACATATTTTTTTCTGCTTCAGCACTCATCCATGCGCTATAAATTTTCCGGTTGATATAAACTTCTTGGCGATTGACTTTAGCATATCCATTCTTAAATTCAGAATCTCCAGCGGTCATGGCTTTCATTCTAGTTTGATAGGCTGTTTCACCAAGGTCAAATTCTTCTTTGAATTTCTTTTTAGATATCCAATTTCCATCAGATAAATCAAGAGCCATATAATCCCCCTTTCTGTGGTATAATTGACTTGTAAATAATTTTTACTGAGCGCTTTCCAGAGCGCTTTTTTTGTTACCTGAATTCATCTAAGCTGATATCAAGTGCATCAGCTATCTTGACCATCAGCTCAAAACTAGGACTTTTAGATTTTCCAGTTTTTAATGATGATAAGGCTTGATGACTAATTCCAGACAATTTTGACAATCTATAAACAGATATGCCTTTTTCTTTTAGCTTGCCTTCAATCTTCGACCACAACATATAGTGCCTCCTTTTTAATTGTTAACGTTTTCTATCGCAATATATAGTAAAATACAGTTGCATACTTTTAAGCTAACTGATATAATATATTTGAATAATGAACATACCAACTGAGCTTTATTCAAATAACTACAGAAAGGAGTTACTAAATATGAACAAATTGGAAATAGTGTCTTTTGAATACGCTGTATCAGTTTTTAATGAAATCGCTGCTAGTAAAAATGATTCTTTTGTTCCTTTTGAAATCATATGGGATACTTCACTGGGTCTTGCTAAAGCAAGAACGATTATTTATGACCAATATAATGATCCTGTGCTTAACGAATCTATAAGAACCGAAAGCATTCAACAAAATTCTTTTGTTCCTGGTTCTAAGAATAACGATTCATTCTCCTTCATTCGTCATGAAGTATTTGAACAATTCAACAATAGTGGTTTTGGTATTAAAAACTTGCATCTTTCGAGTAGGCCTGACTTATTAATTGTTAAGCTACTAGAATTAGCAAAAGTTGACTTCCCTGATAACATTGATACCCCTAATAACTCGACTATGTTTGATTTTGAGTTATTAGACGGGACTATAAAATTACCGTTTATTCATAGTGATTCTATAGAAATTAAAGAACCTATCAGCTTAATTTCAAAAAATTAGATTCATATTTTATTAAGTTATAAACATATTGAAGAGTTGCATACGCTTGTTCGTTTGTTAAGTCTTCTTTTTTTAATAAGTCAAGTATTTCTACGCCGATTTTATTAAGTTCTGGATTTCCAAAAAAGTCTAAAGGTATATTTTCTCGTTTGAAGTGTTCTAAATAAATATTTCTCGCAACTTCCTTTTTTGAATTGGTCATTTCATTTTCCATTCAACCACTCCTTTCTAACGTAACTTGTCATCTTTATCGGTAATTTCAACATGACGCAATGCATATTCAATCAAACGATTAGTGACTTCAAATAACGTGATGTTTGTCTGTTTACAGATTCGGTCGATAGCTTGGTAATTATATCCATCAACTTTTACAGTTGTCCGCATATCGCTACCAGGCGCTCGCACCTCAAACTCAAGTTTTGGTTCTGACATTACTTATTTCCTTTCTAACGCAGCTTGAAATCATCAATGATTTTCAAGATAATTTTATGAGCCTGCGGTGTGCGAAGTCGTCCGCTTAAAGTGTCAATCATGACATTTTTAGCAACATCATACTTTGCTGCCAAACTCATTTTTTCAATTCCATTTGTGGTAATGAACTCATTAACTAAGTTCAAACCATGGTCATCTACTGGCATACTATGCCTCCTTTCTATAGGTTTATTACACTTAAAGCCTCATTTTTTTGGTATAATTAAAGATAAAAAGGTGAAATTTTATGATTTACTTAAAACTATTTCTAGTTCTTTTTTTCATCACTTTCATAACTTTTATTTATAGATATTCTCAAGCAAAAGAAAACTATAAGGAAATAACAAAGTTAAAAGAGGAATTTATCTCTTGGATACAAGACACTGATTTACCAAAACCAAGTAATGCTGTATTCACTAGGTTGTATCACCAAATGTATGGTACAAAAGAACGCTCAATGAAACACTACAAAGGTAATTCTGCTTTATTAGTTTCTGAAAATATAGACGTTGTCGGAAGTTTTCCAACAATGAACTCTCAAGTGCTCTCTCAAAGTGTATTCATCATTGATAACATGGAAAGCCACTACTTTGATAAACTGATAGAACTAAAAAAGAAAAGCTACTGGATTAAATTCATCATTTTTATCCCCTCAGAAATATCCAGTTACCTCGGAATAAAAACAGAATCTATTTTTTCTAAAATAATGATTTTTCTGTACTGGTTAATTCCTATTATTATTGGGGTATTTAACTCAGATATCAGAGATTTCTTCATAGATATTTTCAAAGTTTAGGCCTATTCTTTTTTATCCAAACTGTCAGAAATAACAAATGAATTATTGAATACGTAGTGCTTATCAAAAGGAACCAAAGAAATAGTTTAGAATGGTATACGTAATATCCAGTAGCCGGAATAACTAGAAATAATATGTTAGTTATCATTTTAGAAATTTGATTATTCAATTTTTCTTTATACATAATTCCCCTCCTTCCTAGCCCCACGGGCTTTTTTATTTACCAAACATCATACTCCTGAATATAAAATTCCAGCACCCTATACTCAATATTCACCTAGTTAGAATCATCAGTATTCTCGTCCTTAAATAGCTTATAGAAAAGATTAGCTACTGCTAAAGTTAGAGCTATCAATGATAGAATAAGCGAGAAAATTGAAAGAATCATTTCATCCCCCTTCCTAGCCCATCAGGGCTTTTTTATTTCTCAACTCAATTAAGCGAGGGCACTTTTATGGCAGTTGCCAACCTCTTGACCTCTCATGTTGGGTAGCCATTATCATGCCCTAGAGATAGCTATATTATTGAGTTAAGATTTTGTATAAGAAAAAGTTACAATTTCGTATTTTCTATTGACTTAAAGTATTAATTTTCGTACAATAAAAGCATAGTTAAAACACCTAAATAAAGCTTAATAAACATTCTTGGCGGGACGTTCAATGTGCTTTTTATAGGTCTATTTGCTAACCGAAAGACTAACTTATCTTACAAAACTTATTATACGAGATTTAATACTTTTTGTCAAGAGTTAATTATGAAAATTCATACTTTTATACAGGAAAGGATTATATGCTTGTATTCAACAATATAAAATCTTTAGCTAAGAAACAAGGAAAAAGCATTAAAACAGTGGCATTAGATATAGGTCTCAGTGAGAATGCTATCTATGGTTGGAAAAAGACAAAACCCAAGGCAGATGATTTAGCAAAAGTAGCTGACTACTTTCACGTGTCTGTAGATTACCTGCTCGGTCGTGAAGAGTTAACCTCAATTAAAGAACCCGTTGATCTTGCAGACTTAGTTGATGATAGTAAAGTGGACTGGGATGAGTGGGTATCATTTGATGGTAAACCTCTGACCGATGAAGTTAAAACTGCAATGAAGCTTATTCTTGGAAAACGACTAGAAGATTGATGGGGAAGATGTATGGATAAACAGGATCTTATATACTTCCTCATCAGTGAGATTAAAAAACAAGGGTTTGATGTAGTTGGCCACAATTTATTTCCACTATCAGCAGTGGTTAACATCAATAAAAAAGTTATGATATATAACCCTACTACTATTACACCATTCAAACTGGCACACGAGTTGAGCCATATCATCAACAAGGATGGCCATAGAACTAATGACTATGATGCACTGAGTGTTCATGAGATACGTGCTAATCGTGAAGCAATACTAATGCTATGGCAAGTGTTTGAACAAAACGGCGGTAATTATAGCTATTTCAGTTTTTTTGCTGATTTGACAGAAAGCCCATTTGAGCTGGCATACACAATAGTTAGCAGAGAGTACTCAGAAATGATTGAGGCTATAACAGAAATCTATGATGATGACATATCAGCAGACATAGAAAAAAGCCAGTTACATGACTATGCTCTGGACTATATTAGTAGTTGCAACGAACTTGAATCAATCAACTTATATAGCTTTCTTGATTCATATCATCTTGACTATAATCTCTATGATCTAGCCAAGAAAGAATTTTGTAAATTATTGGGTGTAGCATAAATTATAAATATGAAAATCGTGCAAAACTGATCCACGTTAAAAGCTGTCTTGAAAGGGTAATTATGGAGATTGAAAAAATCAAAGATGATTTAAAGACTCTCGGAAAACGTGTATCTGAACTTAGTGGAAACATAACAAATGAAGAGCAAACAAAAAATGCGTTTATAATGCCATTTTTCCAAGCTTTGGGTTATGATATATTCAATCCACTCGAGTTTGTTCCAGAATTTACTGCAGATGTTGGAATTAAAAAAGGCGAAAAAGTAGATTATGCTGTCGTTACTAATGGTAAGCCTCAAATCTTAATTGAGTGCAAATCAGTATCAGAAAGATTAACAAAACACGACTCGCAACTTTTCCGATATTTTGGCACAACAAATTCTAAATTTGCCATATTAACAAATGGGAAAGAGTATCGGTTCTTCACAGACTTGGATGAGCCGAATAAGATGGATTCTACACCTTTTTTGACTGTAGATATTGAAAATATCAGAGATAATCAATTTTCAGAAATAATAAAATTCCATAAAAATAATTTTGATATAGATAAAATTGTATCATCTGCATCAGAATTAAAATACCTTAACATACTCAAGGCGTTTCTATCTGAAAACTTAACAGAGCCAACGGACTCATTTTTAAGCTATCTTGTTTCAGAGATTTATGATGGCAGAAAAACTCAAGCTATTCTTGATAGTTTTAAACCTATTATCACAAAAGGATTTAATCAATTTATTTCTGAAAAAGTTAATGAGAAGTTGAGCGCTGCATTAAACACTAATGGTGCTGCATCCGAAATTGAATCTGATAATGAATTAGAAATAATAGAAGACCATTCATCCGACATAGTCACGACTCCTGAAGAACTTGAAGCTTATACAGTTGTCAAAATGCTACTCCAAGACGTTATTACACCAGATAGAATTTTCTATCGAGACAACAGAAGTTATTTTAATATAATTGTAGACAACAAGATAACTAAATGGGTATTGCGCTTTATTGTCAAACCTAGTAAAACGAGTATTGAAGTAAGAGATTGTGGGACTTTTGAAATAGATTCTCCACTCGACATTTCAAAATATACTGTAGAACTTCATGAAGCTGTTGCTAAATTTTTATAAAATTTATAATTAAAACAAAAAAACGTCACCCATTCCCTCCGCAAAAAGATTGTGTGAAAAATATTGTGCAGACTTGATGTGCGTTAAAAGAACGTAGGACATTATTTATGAAAAAATATAATAATAGTAACCAATTAATCAGTAATAAAATTTTTAACAAAGTTTTATTACTAAGTCTTATTCCACTAACACTACTTTCTATAATTGGATTCTCAGGGTATACTGAAGCAAAAACCAATTCTAATAAAGCAAAAGAAACAATAACTAGTAATATTCAAGTTATCCCTTCAGAAGCTATTTTACCCAAATTAATTGAATATACAAACGCTAAATCGGCCGGACCAACAGAAAACTATTACTGGGAAAATGGAACGGCAAAATTATCCAATTTTGATACTTTAAAAGCAGGTGAGTATAAATTTGAAGCTGATGATAAAAGGCGCTCTAGTACTGCACGTGCTATATTAACATACTCTCAATATGAATCATCTAAAGGTTCTCGTCAGGGACAACCATTAGAACCTCCTTTTTGGCCAAAAAATAATCCTAAAACTGCAATTACTTTTTCTTTAACTGGCAAAACTTATCATGGTTATCAATTCAATAGAAGTCATTCTATAGCAGACAGTTTACTTGGGAAAGATTCTTATACTTCTAATTTTAACTTTACAACTGGAACAAGAAGTCAAAATGTTGGTGCAAACAAAAATGGTGGTATGCGTTACGCTGAAGAACTCGCCGAAAAATACTGGAGATCACATTCAAATACCACTACAACAATTAGCTATCAAACGACACCTGTCTATAATGAAAATGAAACTATACCACGCGGATCAATTGTAGATTTAAAATCATCAGATGGAATTATTGATATTGAAATAGTTGTTATCAACAGTGCAGAAGGTCTAGATATAGATTATAATTCTAATGATACCTCAACTGCAACATCCGAAGCACCTATGCAATCTTCAAGTGAACCTACTACTTCAGTAGAGCCTACACCAGCCCCTGAGCAGCCTGCAGTACCTGATACAAATTACACAACATCTGGTAATTGGACAATCGCTGCACCTGGTATGGTATTTATTTCAAATACTAATAGATACTACTCATCAGTTACAAACCCTCAAAATTACGTTTACACTACACAAGACAACGCAAATGCATCAGGAGCTGTACGTGCGCCTCGTGGAAATCAATACGCTAGACCCTAACAGAATGTAAAAAAACGCCACTCACTCTCTCACCAAAGTTTGTGAGTAAAATATCGTGCAGATAGGATCCACGTTAAAAGCTGGAATAGGAGTATTTATTTATGAAAAAAGGGAAAAGAGACGAAAACATTTCTGAAACACAAAAACCAATTTATAAAAAATGGTGGTTTTGGCTAATTGTTGCTATTATTGTATTTGCTGGAATTGGCGGTAATTCTAACTCTAAAACAGAAACCAAAAAAGAAACAAAAACAGAAACTTCGGCAGAAATTGCAAATGAGTCAAGCGCTGATGAAGCAGAAAAAGAAAAAGAAGCCAAAGAAAGCGCTGATAAAGAAGCACAAGAAGCTGCTTTAAAAGCAGCTAATGAAAAGGCTGCACAGGAAGCAGCCGCTAAAGCCGCTGCCGAAAAAGCTGCACAAGATGCAGCTGACAAAGACCCTAACACATACCAATCATTACCATATGACGAAATGGCTAGAAATGGAGATAATCACAAAGGTGAAAAATTACAAATAAACGGAAAAGTAATACAGGTGATGGACTCTGATGACGGAACAGCGCATCTAAGAGTTGCTACAAGAGATGGATATGACGATGTTTACTATATCGAAATTCCTGCTAGTCAATGGAAGACTCACAGATTACTTGAAGACGACGTTATAACTTTTTACGGTAATGTTTACGGGTTATATAGCTATGATTCAACAATGGGTGGAAAAATAACAGTTCCTGCAATGACAGTAAATATGTATTAAAACTAAAAACGCCACTCACTCCCTCGACCAAAAGATTGTGAGTAACGTATTCCAAAAGATAGTAAAGCACGCTATTGTATAGTGAACTTTTACTATACTCATTTTACCACAGAAAGGGGCATAAACCAATGTGGATAGAAGATTTACCGAACGGAAAGTATAAATTTTGTGAACAATATACTGACAATCTTACTGGACAACGCAGAAAAGTGACTGTCACACTTCAGAAAAATACCAGGGAAACTAGAAATCAAGCACAAAAGCAATTACTAGCTAAAATAAGTAAAAAACAAAAAATAGAATCCAAAACAATCAGGCATATAACATTTGATAAACTATCTGACGAGTGGTTTAATATATACTCCAAGCAAGTACGTCCAAATACCATTCTTGCACTGAAATCTAATATTAAAATGCTGAAATCAGAAATAGGAACTGAAACTATCGTTGATAAAATTACCCCAGCATTTTTGACCGAAATTTTTGAAGGCTTAATGTTCATTGACAACGATATATCAGAAAATTATGCTAAGACGTTGCGATCAAGATTAAATAATATTTTTGAATTTGCCATAACCCATGGATATTTAAAAGAAAATCCAGCCACTTCAGTTAGAATACCCAGAAAGAAAAAGGCAGCGCATTTAGTTAGTGATTTCTTTTTAGAACCAAATGAATTAAAATCATTGATGAACTATCTCAAGCTACATAACTACCGCTACTATTTACTTTGTCAATGGCTATATCTGAACGGTCTCAGATTTGGGGAAGGTAGTGCCATGTTAAAATCAGATATCAAAATCACTGATGAAAGACAATATTGTATTGTTAGTGGAACACTAGATTATCACGGCAAAAAAATATCTGATCAAGTAAAATCTACAGAGACCAAAACGAAAGATGGTATGCGAGAAGTCGATTTAAATAGTAAAGCTATAGAAATCTACCATGAGGCGCTCAGATTAAGCGATAACAGCGACTTTCTATTTACCACAACAAATAATACACCTATTCAAGCAAATGCCTTAAATTCATTCTTTAAGGAGCATAAAAAGGATATGGGATTTGAAGAAAATAAAAGAATTTCTACTCATATATTCAGACATACACATGTATCAAAACTTGCTGAATTAGGAGTACCACTTCACATGATTCAAAAACGAGTAGGGCATGCGAACGAAGGGATTACCAGAGATATTTATTTGCACATTACACAAGCCATGAAGAATGAAACAAAAAATCTACTAGAGAAGCTCTAACAGATTTTTTAATTGAAGAAAAATTGCCCCCTTTTTGCCCCCTTTTAATATTCAACTCCTAAAAAAATTAATAGCACCATTTTCAAGACATAAGAAAAACCCTTATCAAATAAGGGTTTCCAAACACCATCTTAACGACGGATTTCTTTAATACGAGCTGCTTTACCTTGAAGGGCACGCAAGTAGTAAAGTTTCGCACGACGGACTTTACCGTAACGTACTACTTCGATTTGTTCAACACGTGGTGTGTGGATTGGGAAGATACGTTCTACACCAACACCGTTTGAAATTTTACGAACTGTATAAGTTTCTGAGATGCCTTGACCTTTACGGGCAATTACAACACCTTCGAAAATTTGGACACGTTCCCGAGTTCCTTCGACAACTTTAGCGTGAACACGCACAGAGTCACCAGGACGGAAAGCAGGGATGTCACTGCGAAGTTGTCCTTCATTGATAGCTTCGATTAATGGATTCATTATTATTCTCCTATTCTACTCATCTTAAGACTTACCTAAGTATTCGTGCCCTTAGCACACGCCTCAGCGGATGAGCGGTTTGTATGCGTCCATTACGCACCTATCTATTATACCAGAATACCTTGATTATTCAAGCATTTTGCTGAAATTAGTTTATCAACCTATCACAAATCAAAAATCTTACCAGGATTCAAGATATTTTCTGGGTCGAAGGCGCGCTTAATCGCCTTCATAGCCACCAACTCACTAGTTCCGATATATTTCTGAAAATATGGCTTTTTCAACAACCCAATACCGTGTTCTGCAGAAGGCTTGCCACCGACTTTTGCGACATAGGCATATAGCTCATCCAGATAAGCTTCAAGTTTTTCCATCCATTCCTCATCTGTCAAATCGTTTTTGATAATGTTGGCATGGATATTACCATCGCCTGCATGACCGAAAAAGATAGCGGATAGATTCGCTGCTATTGCCATTTGCTTCAGCGCGATAATCGTCGGTGCTATTTGATTAACGGGAACAACCACATCCAGTGGTTCTTGGATACTCTCAAGTTCTACTGAGGAGACAATTGCCCCCCGAAGTTGCCAGACAGCATGACGTGTCTGCTCATCCTTCAAAATCAGAGCCTCGTCACTTAGACTTGCTAAATAGTCCAGCTCATTTTCTAGTTGCTGCTCAGCATTGCCATCCAAGGTAATGAGTAGAAATGCTTGACCCGATAAATCAGGGAAATTTAGCTGTAATGCGCGCTCAGAATAAGCCATACTGTCTCGCTCAAAAAATTCTAAGGTTGCTGGCACGAGACCTGATGCTAGGATTTCGAAGACTTTAGGAGATAACTGCATCAAACTTTCAAAGCCCAACAAAATATCTCGACTGAATTTCGGTTTAGGCTGAATTTTCAAATCAAGTTCAGTAATGACACCTAGCGTGCCTTCGCTGCCAATAAAAATATCTTTAAGATCATAGCCTGAGCTGTCTTTTCGGTTGATAGAACCGACTCGAAGTTTGCGACTATCAGCCAATATCACGCGCATCGCTCGAATATTGTCTCGAGTGACACCATATTTAACAGCTCGCATCCCACCTGCATTGGTCGCTGCATTCCCACCAATACTCGCTGCTTTACTCCCCGGGTCAGGTGCATAAAAGTAAGGAGTCTCCGCCAGAAATTCTGAGATTTCTGCAATTGTCACGCCCGCCTCAACAGTTAAGGTCATTGTTTCAGTATCCAGTTTAATGATCCGATTCATTTTTTCAAGACTCATTAAAACCTGATTGTTATCAGGGAAGGTCGCACCCGAAAGTCCCGTATGCCCACCAATTGTGATCAATTTCTGATGATTTTTTCTGACTGCTTGCATCAACTCAACTACATCTTCCTGCGATGTTGGAAAATAAATCGCAGTCGCTTGACCAATTTCTCCAGTCACACGGTTAGTCAAATAATTTTCTGAAATCTCCATCAAATATCCTCTTTCTCAAGTAATCCAACAACTTCTGT